GTCCCTATCTCGTTAGACTCGTGTATAGGGGTATTGAGATAAGCCTGCAAAAATACTTCCTGCTGCAAAGCATCTGAAAAATCAAGATCCCTTCTGTCGGCAACATCGCGTACATCACGGGAATTGAGCCATAACAAACGGATATAATTTGCATTATATTGTCTTAAAACAGAAAGTGGTGCAAGTGCAAATTGGCTATTTCCTGTAACCGATATTTTAAGATAGACTGTTGCGGCGCGGTCAGACGTAAGGATACCAAGTTGTTCGGGAGGTGAGGTCTTACCCAGCGATCCGTTATCTCCATCAGATATTGAGAATGAGTCTATCAGTGAGTCATCCGAGTTATCATAAAGGCCAATAACGGGTATCTGTCCTGAAGTGCGGTGCTGCGTAGCAGATATAACTATCTCCTCGCCCTGTATGACAGTAAACGTATTGCTGTTACACTGCCCGTCGTTGTTGCTTGTTTCAATGGCAGCCAATACACGTATATTTGCAGTGTGAAGAAATGCATCATACGGATTAATACCATCATTGCTCCATGTGATAGCAAGATTTTCAAACAGTTCCTGTATGCAGAAATAATCAGAATAATACGCTCCCAGGTTATCGGTTATCTTTAGGCAGTAAATCCCTACAGGGAGTAGCGTTATCAGCGTACCACCCTCGTAAATAATATAGTCTTTATTTGTTTTCTCAAAAGGATAAGGCAGTACCGTAGGACGTGTCTTTGCAACCGACAGGGCGTAATTGGCAGCATCGCCTGAGTTGGTACGAGCAACTAATACTGCTGTTGTTAATGTGGATGTAGTGCGAAGTGTTATTTTGTTTACCCCTGCCGACAGAGTAACCACATTAGATACCGGCGTTCCGGGCGATGCAGCTGCAGCAAGGTAAATATCAGGTGCCGTGCCTGCATTTACTGTTAACGTACCCTCAAAATAAAAATAATCACCGGCAGCAAAGTTAAAAACCATCGTATTGCTGTAAGCCCAAATATCAGCAGCAGCAGCAGCCTCTACGGCTGTGCTTATTGAATCACCGGCGCTGACAAAAGTATCGTAATCATTTGGCGCTCCTCCGTTATTCCATGCCGTAACAATATCCGTACCACGCGAATGAAAATAACCAAACACATCCGTTGCGTTATCATCAATATCCAGCAGTTCTATGGTCTGAACATAGTCATCGGCTGCATGGGTACGCACTATTTCAAAAGGTATAAACCGGTTACGAGGTGCATAAAGAGGCTCATAGCCCTCGAACCGCTTATAGTCTCTACGTTGCTGATGGTCATAAAATCTAAGCATAAGGATCAAATCCCAGTTTAATTGTTAAAAAATCAGTATCTAAATTTCTTGTTGTCTCTAACTGAAACCCGCTGCCATCTTCTGTTATTATACGTTCAAACACGTCAAGCGTATTCTGATAACCAAACGAGACGGACTGCTCCAGGAACCGGATAGCCGAATCGAAGGTAGTAGCTGCGCCGTTCATATTACCGTTGCGCGATGAGCGTTGCCAGGTCCAGTATCGAGGGTGAAGATTACCCCAGGCAAAATGATTATTCTCGTACATAGCCGTTGCCAGCAATCCGGCCTCTTTCTGAACTACGTTATAATTACATACCTTAGAAGCTATCAGATACAAATACCCTTCGTCTGAAGCAGTTGAGGGATTATCAACTATCCACTTTACATCAGTGTTCACCCTGCTCGGCTCTGTCTTGTGCGTCACCTCCAATACTTCAAGATCATCGTATATAATATCATTGCCCCTGAAATTCTCCCCGGCTGCTCCGGTTGCTGACTGAGGCCATGTGAACTGCTCGCGGTTGGATAGTTCTGATTTATTGAATTTCTTTTCTTCTGAATCGGAGAATGGGCGGTATTTCTCATACGTTGCAGAGGTCAAAACAATGCCCGTAGAGTCAAGAAAAAGGTATTCAAACCATGATAGATGCTCGACCCTGAGGTTATCGCTCTCGTCAATATACCACCATGCCTGTAATACTCCCCTGATGTCGGCCATTATATCATTAAACGAAATACGGAAATCATTGGTTTCTGAATCTATCCAGCTAGCCACTTCTGATACGATAAACGAGGTAAGCGGGTTACTGCCTGTATTCAGATAAGCATAATTACCGTTAGGGTTAGAGGTTATCCATGAGTCAATAGTCGATGGTCCGGCCGTAGGTACGTTATCATTATTAAGAAACGTAGATTTTATCTTTCCTGAAAAAGAGGTAAGCACCATTTTGTCTACAACAAATCGCTCTAAAAAATCCAACCATTTCATACCGTTGTTTACATTGACGGCTACATCATAATAAAAATCAAGGCTAAAATCTGCCTGCGCCGCAGCCGGCGTGTTAAAGATCACCAGGTAAGCATTAATCGTGCTGACTGCTATCGTAAAACAATATGTCCCGTCTGCTGTTATGGTTTGCGCCCCCTCAACAGAGATGCCAACATCAGCAGCACTAAGCACGTTCACCTTAGGATCATTGAATACGCTGGCAAAATTGGTTATCTTAACAAAATACACATCTCCCTGAGTTACCGTTCCCAGCGCCGTATAACGCCCTTCTATGTTTACGCCTCCCAGGTTAGCTATTGCCGTAGAGATCACCCCTCCGGCCGATGCCCAGGCATCAAAATCGACCATAGACGCTCCGGGGCTTCCTGCCTGGAAGTTAGGTACATTATTTTCGCTGTCATAGATAGTCACATCCAATCCGGTCAGCGTACCCCATACATCATATTCACTGTCATTACCGGCAAGGATATAACGGTAATCGTCATCTATCTTAGGCTGGAACTTAAACCATGCACGTTCCGAGTCGTGAGCAACATCAGACACAGATAGGAAACCTTTAAAATACAGGCTGAACTTTGATGAGTCGCTGAACCATGTCTCTAATGTATTATAGAAATTGGCGTTTCTTGATTTCTGTATTTTTATCTCATTGATCTCTTCCCGTGAAAACTTCTCGCTCTCATGCAATGCTTTTACGGCTTCAATCTCATCGGTAGACTCGATCTCTGTCCACGATGTCAGCGGGTTTCCTGCGGTTGCTATATATATGTGATATTCACTCATGCCTGCGCCCTTATTGTACGTTTCTTACCGTCCGGAAATCTCATCACCGTATCGCCCTTAGAATCTTGGTATATTACCGGCTGGTTGGTCATTGTTTCATAAATCTTTCGTGTATACGGATCATGACCAATACCTGAATCATCGTGCAGTTGATTAGCCCGTGCGAATACGTTATGAAATGTTCCTTTGTTCAATGTATTAAATATCTGAGGCAGGTCATTAGAGTAACGCCGTGTCATGGCGCGATTAACGATACCAAAATACTCACCCCTTTCGGCTTCGCCTATCTCTCCAAGATTTACACCACCCGAATGATGACGCTCACCACTCAAAACAGTACCCTCACTGCCTAATTCACCGTGTCCGCCCTCAGCAAACTTAATGCTTGCTATTGTAGCTATTAGTCCCGCAACCTGTCCGGCAAATCCGATCAATAAAGGTATGTTCTGCGGAAAGCCTACCTTTGCCGTTTGTGCTGTCCCCTGTACTATAGTAATAATAGTCTGCTTTAATGCCCTGACCTGATCAATAATAGCCTGTGCATTAAGAATAGCATTCCTGGCGGCATTAAATTTTTCAAGGTCCTGAAGCTCTTTGTTATACGCTCTTTGACTGAATGTTCCTGCTTCTATCTGTCTCTGTTTTTTTTCTTCCAATGCCTGTAATTCTATGTCATGTGCAAGCATAGCAATATTACTAAAGCCTGCTAATCCTTGTTTGAATGTAGATTCCTGAAATTGTAAATATTCATTCTGAATCCTCTCCATTTCCCTTCTTGCCCTCTCTGCTTCTGCAATGCTTGCATTTGTTATTTTTATATCTGCGTTAAGTATTGCATCTGCTCTTTGCTCTTCTTCTGTCTCGTCATCAGGGCCAAATAGACTAAATCCTAAATTGAAATCTGTCAAATCTATTTCCTCTTTTACGGCTTTAGATGTTTTTCTCACCCCTGCAACCCACTCTCTTTCTTCTGCTTCAAATGATTTTTTTATTGCAGCGCTCCGATCTCTTTCTTGTGCTTGTGATATTAATTTTTCGAGTGTTAAGGCTCTTTCTAGTTCTATTTTTGCTTTTGCTTGTTCTATCATTTGATTTGCGGCTGCGATAATTTCAGGTAATCTGCTTACGTATGTTTCTGTTTCTTCATTTAAATCTTGCTGTTCTTCCCTTAATTTACCTATTAATCGTAGAGGAATCGCAAAACCCTGTAATGATTTTTTCGTAGTATCCCACCATTTTTTATTCTCTTTTTGTTCAAATGTTAATCCCTGGAAAGCCTTAGTTAATAATTGCACTCCTTCGCGTGCTGCTTCGTTTCCACCAGTATTATCTTTTACTGATATAGTTAATCCTTCCCATGCACTTTTCATTATAGTCAGATCACCTTTGAGGGTATCTAATTGTTTCTCGGCCATTTCATCAGCAGCACCCTGCGCTTTTTCTAATTCTATCCTAAATTCTCTTGTAAATTCTGCACCCTGTAAGAACCGGTTAAAAGCAGCAACACTTCTTTTATCAGTTAATTCTAATGTCTTATTAAGATCAACGCCTTTATTCCTTAATTTTATCAAAGCAGGAATAAATTCATCAAAAGTATTAACCGCACCTCCTAACTCCTTAGCCAATGCTCCATTGGTATCTGCCAGATTTAAAAGTATATTTCTTAATGATGTTCCTGCCATAGATGCATCAAATCCGGCATTAGCTAATCCAGCTAATAGTGATGTTGTTTGCTCAATAGAGAAACCAAAAGCAAAAGCAACCGGAGCAACAGTACGCATTGAAACAGAAAATTTATCAAGGTCAAGAGCCGAACCGGAAAATGCAGCAGCCATAGTATCTACAACCCTTGTCATCTGTGTAGCATCGAGATTGAATGCTCTTAATACGGATCCAGCAACTTCGGCACTTCTCGCCAAATCTTCACCAGTTGCAGCAGCTAATGAAAGAATGGCATTTGAAGAATTTAATATTTCATCTGTAGTAAATCCAAGTTTGGCTAGATTTTTTTGCAACCCTGCTACCTGAGAAGCTGTAAATTTAGTAGTCCCTCCTAATGCTTTAGCAGATTTTCTAAGATTATCCATCTCTTCAGCCGTTGCTCCAGATATAGCTCCTACGTCTGCCATTGCCTGATCAAAGGATAATGTTGTAGTTATTGCATTTCTTAAAATCCTTATTCCTGCGCCTATAATCGCAGTCACCCCTAACATACTCGCACCAAATGAAACAATCGACTTACCTGCATTGGCAAAGACTGATTTATAATTACCTACGTTTCGCTGATGTTTACCGATTGCACCTTCTTGTTTTTTGATCTTATTAGTCAATCCATCAATACGCCGTGACATCTTCTCTGCTGCCTGTGGTGCCGCTTTATTGTATCTATCGGTGAGTTTTCTTAATGCTATCCTGTTTCTTTCCAGTGATCCTTTCTGAGCATCCGTAGCTCTGATGCCATCTTGTATCTCTTTTCTTAGCTTCCTTCTTGCTAGTGATTCTCTTTCAGATTCTCTCGTTATCTCTTTCTGAACCCTTACAGCCTCTTTCCTTGTTTTGGTGAGCTTTTGAACATCCCTTGCATATTGTTCGGTTGTTTTTGCGGATTTCTCAATGTTTTTTTGCTGTTCTTTGATTGCAGGATTTTGCTTTGAGGTAAATTCCTTTAGCGATTTAGCTGCCTTTTTAAGCGTATCAATTAGTTTATCAATAGTCTTAATAGCAGAATCCACTCCCTTTTCGAGTTCATCAAAAGGATTGCCAGGTTCAATTATCTCATCGTGTCTTATTGGTTGCTCTGCCACGCCGCGATTGTTTTAATTGTTCATTGTAATAATCAAGTAATGTAAAATATTCCCTTGTCGTGCATTCCTTAACAGGCTTATTATAATACTGTCCCAGGACAACACAATTCTTTTCAAAGCTTTTATCATATCTCAGCTCTTCGTTTTCCTTTCCGGCAAAGTTCTTAGGCTTGACCATAGATGCAAAATAATCATCAAACTCGCTCGTATCGGGAATATCACCTTTTATTATCGCATCCAGCGCCTTTATTGTTTTCTCTTTCTGCTTAGACCAAAAAACCGTACTAAGTACATTCTTAAACTGTGCAGGGAAATAAACCTCCAGCTCTTCGTAGATTTTCTCCCTGAGTTCTGCAATTTTTTTTTTAATACTTCATTTGTCAGTCCGCCGTCACTGAGCTTTTTTAATAGTTTTTTTATCCCGTCATCACTCAGATCATTGGCAGGCTTTCCATTCACCTTAGAGATAAGGCAGGCAAAGCTCATGTGATTGACATTAACCTCTGTGATAATATTATATATCAGTATCCTGAGATTAGCTATCTCTTTTTTACATTTGGCCTCGTCGCCTGCTATCAATGCCAGCTTAGATAAATGGTTCCGGTCAATATCTTCAATCGAAGAGCCTATATTGTCGTGTAACATCCAGAACTTATTAGCCTTGTTAAAACGAACGATAGGCAACTGGTCAATATCGTTATACAGTTCCAGTGTAAGCTTTTTATGTTTGATCTCAATCATACCCTCGAATAATTATTATAAACAGGACACTCGCGTTTAAACAGTATATTCGCATTGATACGAAAAGCCTGGTATGGATATTTCCATTCATCGGGTTTATCTATCACGAAAGGATCAAATATCTGCTGAATATCTTTTTCAATGATCTCGGTTATCCAGAAATGAAAGCCTATATCTACAAGGTTCGTCTCGAGGATGTTGACAATATCCTGACGCATCCTGGATTTTGTCTCGTTATACGTATTTGCATTATCCACACGGCTCATATCAGTCACAAAAATACAGGCTACATCATATTGATAATGTGCATATTGGCGTTTTGAGTATTGTAACTGATCGTTATTGTATTGCACCTCTGCCGGATCAGCATAATTCCAGAAAGCATAATTATAAATATCAGCCGGGAAAGGACGAAGATCAATATAATCCGTCCGGTTATTTATCCACTGTGCAGGGTAAGTTATCATCTCTTCATTTTCCTGTCTTTTAGCATGTTCACATACCCCGAAAGAGTAGTCCAGCCATGCAAGGTTAGCAACAATAGCTTGCAGGTCCTGAATCTTTGCATCAATCCCCCTGAGATCGAATGTTGGTATTTTAGGCTTTTTATACGGCATTTCGTAATTTTCTTAACATAGAACTTTTTATCAGTTCTCTCAGTTTAGCTTTCGATCCGCGTGTCAATCCCAGAGCATTCTCAAATCTTGTCTGTGGCTCCAATGAAAAAGACCATTTAGGATCGTTCGACTTTATAACAAACGAGTCAGGACGGTATTCAATAAACAGCGACTCATAGAAATCACCATCCCAGCGCAGGGTGATGAAATCAGTCTTTTTATACCTTGCAAACTCTCTCTTTAAAGGAACGGTAACAGGCGAATAAGATAACTGAACGTGTGGTTTTTTTACATTTACTGTTCCATCGCTCCACATCTGATCACGGTTTAATTCAATAATCACCTCCTCTAAATCCCTTATGCTCTGGTTTAAAAACATCTGTATATCCAGGTTCTTATATTTCTCCAGTTTACTTAGCACCTACATGGATCCTTCTTTTTACATCATTAGGCAGCGCCTGGCTGATACGGCTCAGGTCAAACCCTACGGCCTCTAATTGTTTTTCAAGCTTAGTGCGAATAGAGTCCTCTCCGTTCAGATCATACAGTATAGACTGTTTCTGTGCATTATCACCGTGCTTATTAAGCCTCGACTGCGGGTTATATACAAACTCCTGCAACATATCATAAGCAAACTGATAACCCAGCGCATCGGTAAACAGTGATTTATTGGATACAATAATATCCGTAATATCAAACTTGACGGACAGCGACAGGTTTAATCCGAAATTCGTACTAAGCGGATAGCCTGTCTTCGACAGATCCCATATATTTGTACCGTTAAGATCACCACTGGCAACCTCAAAGGGCTGTATCTCTACGTATTTGCTCCATAGGTTATAAAGACTTAGATCACCGCCTCCGCACCCTCCGCAGGGCGGATCGGCAAACTGATGACGCTTCTTTATCGCATTGCCTGATATGTCATCCTCGAAATAACCCAGGAAATAATCACCTCCGGAGTCAATATCATTATCATAGTCTACGTAGTTAAGCTCAATGGTTGAGGCTTTCCAGTCGAATGAATACGCCGCTGCCGTCGTGAAGGCAGTAGTAGAGACAGGAGCATATTTGCCTGAATGAAACAAGTATATATTCAATCCCGTCTGTATCTCTGTGAACTGAAAGCCTATGTAATTAAGAAAGACTGCTATATTATTTATTCTTTTCGGTCTTATGCGAAGTCCTACAAAGCGGCTATTAGGGGTGATCACATCCTGCATACGCCCTGCACCCTCAAATATCTGTACGTTATCAATGAATGTCTTTGTTGTCTCATTTAGTTTTTTATTAACAAACACATTATTTACCACTTTATTGATCGAAGCTTCTACTTTCTGCGTCAGCCAGTCATTGACAGGCAGCTTCCAGTATGTGCCAAGCGTATCCCCTGGCAGCTGACCGGTCGGAACGGTTGTTACGGCCTCGTAAGACAGGTTAAGTGATTTGGCAAAGTCACCCGTTGCGTAGGTTGCCGTTGCCGAGTAATCACTGTAATTATACCCATCGTAGTTCGGAGCGATAGAATACATATTCTCGTAGTTCACCAGCGGATGATAATCACTATAATACATACCACTGGATGAGGCTGTAAGGGCTGTTGCCAGTGACTTATAATCAGGATCATCGGTGTCCCGAAAACCAATAAGTCCGAATAACCCTGTTTTAACTGTTGATTTATTGAACATTTCTGCGTAATATTTTTAGTGTGTAGACATATTCATCTTCGTAAGTGATACGTTTCATCCGTATCACATATCCATATTTCTGTTCAAACTTTCTCTTCAGCTTCAATGCGTTGGATTTGTTTCTGAACAGGTGCCACAAAGGGATAATATTACAACGTAGGATAACAGGAGAGTCCTGAAAGGAGATGTCTTTTTCTTCTCGGAAGGAATATTCTTTGCCTGATGGGTAAGTGGTCTGACATAGGTAAATATCCGTCTCTTTCGCAAGCATATAATCTTCGATATTGTTTAATGCAAGGTCAAGAGATGAAAAGATCCTAGTCATAGGTATTATCTATTTCCCATTTATCGCATGTTTCTGACAGGCTGCGGCACTTTGCCGGTAGCCAACATTTACAAAGCCTGCACCAGTTGCTTCTGTTCTCTTCACAAACGGCGCACACCTTTGCTCTTTCTTTAGCTATATATTCAATTCGCGGAGAGCTGAAAACAACATTTTTCCAGCCCTTCGCGATTGAGTTTAGTTTGCTTGCCTTTCTCCCGCAGCAACCCACTATCAGGTCTTACTGAAGTCAGCCCTGTAAATGGTGCCTGGATAAGTGGAAGTATCGCTGTTGTAAGCGTTCACGAACGCATAATCAAACGAAAACTGCCAGCTCTCTACCAGCGTAGCATCCAGCCCGGTCAGCGTGCCTGACTTATCCCCGCAAGTTGATTGATACAGCACTCCGACGTCATGGCCAACCAACGGAAGGAGCTGGACGAACCATTCTTTTCCATCGCCTGACTTATGATTAAGCCGTGAGTCAATATCTACCCATGAGAGATAACCCAGCGAAGCCTGGGGCATCGAATAGGTCACATCGCGATAGCCTGTCGGTACGGTCTGGCTACGCGTGTATGCCAGTGATACTTCACCAAACTGGAAGGCGCGATTCTCGCATTGTTGACCGCGCTCTTATTGGTGTTCAGGTTAGTGATGGCGGCCGTATCAAGGGCAGCTAAGAAAGTACGCTGAACATCTTCCATCTTGCGATTGAAGTCAGCCTGGTACTTAATCATGTTGCTCTCGTACTGTGCCGGGATCATCTGAAAACCAGTCTCAATTGTGGTAAAGGTCACATCTGAATAGGCCGATGTATTTTCCTTTGTCTTGGCGGTACAGCTCCGGGATGAGCTTGTGGTGTAGGTGGCACGGTTAATGACAGGCACAGACACGGTCTGCCCTTCATACTTACGGCCAAGTTCAAGCTCCTGGTATCCGGGAATAAGGTTTGCAGTATCTTTGCGAAATGTTTCATAAGCACCGTAGATACTCAAACGGTGTTCATGCGCGTCCATATTGCTTCTCTCGTAAGCAAGTCTGAACTCATCTAAAACGGTTGCAGCTAATGTCATTTTATTAAGATTTATTGTTTAACATTTAGCTACATTCTCTTTGCAGCTTACTTTTTTCTAAACTGTTCCGAATATTTGCCGTAAGCCAGGATATATTCTTCTGTATTTCTATCCAACCCAAGTGACATGAGATGTTTGCTCAGGTCTTCAAGTGACTTCACAGTATCGGGAATATAAACGTTTATATCCTTCTTATCACCATCGACCTTTATCTCAGGCTTCTCTTTCGGGAAATTCTCTACTTTCTTCCCTTCCTGGATAATATCTGCAAGCCTTTCCTTTAGCATATCAATAGCCTCTTTAGGCTCATACTGATCGTTAAGGATCGGCTTGTCGTTCTCAACAAACACCAGCTTTCCGTTTCTCATCTCTGCGATCTTCAACAGGTCTGCTTTGGCATCCTTTATCGCAAGCTCTTTCAGCTTCTTTGAAACAACGTCGTCCGGTTTCAGTGTCAGTTGAGTAAGCGCATTATCAATGACTATCTCCTTTTTCATCAGCTCCTGAGTGGACTCAAAGCCTTTCTTTTCTTCATCCCAGGACTTTTTATCGTTCTGGATCTGTTCCTTCAGGGCTTCGTAATCCTTTTTAAGCTGTTCGTCACCGGCTTTGTTTTTCAGATCATCTTCCAGCTTCTTTATCTTATCCTGAAGCTCCGGAACACCTTTTGCATTCTCTTTGAGTTCGCTTATGATCCGTTTATTAAAATCATAGGTTTTCTCATTGGTGTCTCTTTTCAGCCCGGTAAGCTCAAAAATATCCTGATCATACTGGTTATGTATCTTCAGAACTTCGCCGTCTATACGCTTCGATACTTCGCTTTCGGCATAATTTTCAAGGAACGATTTGTATTCAGGGCTAGTGAATACTTCAAATTCGCTATTCTCTTCAGCTTCATTGATTTTTTTTAAAGCCTCTTCCTTATTAATTCCCATGTAATAAGTATTATGTTTATGAACAGGTATTTATTAAACGCCTCTGTCCGTTAAGCGTTACTCTTCAGCATGTTTCTTATAAACACAATAAGGCACTACTGAGGATGTGTCCGTACCAATGCCGGTGCAGATAGCCTTTAGTCGTAACCCCTTAAAATCTGTTATCGAAACCAGCGCGTCGGCATCGGTCGTGCTAGATACCGTAGCCGAAGAGGTGATGGCTGTCCATACATTATCATAATCATGATTGGATTGGTATATCACATGGCTGAAATGCAATGAATCGCCGCTGCCTGCCAGGGCAGGGATCAGTTGAAGCGATACATCGTATTCGCCTTGTACGGTCGGAAATGTTACGGTTGCCGTTCCTGTCCCGCTCAACGTTAAGGTAGACATCTTTTGCGGGATAACGGTTGCGCTCTGTGCATGAAGTGCTACAACAGCAAACAGAGCAATCAGTATAAAAATTAATCTTTTCATATTTTTATTCGTTTGCATGTTTTTTATAAACTGCGTATGGCGTGATAGTGATCGTATCGGTAGATATACCGGTATAAATAGCCTTAATACGTAAGGGTTTGAGATCAGCCCACCACACTATACCATCTGAATCGGTCGCTGTTGACACTGTATCAGCCGAAGATACCGCCGTCCATACGTTATCGCTATACGAATCTGACAGGTACATGATATGCGAAAATATCAACGAATCCCCCGTACCGGCTAAAGCAGGGATCATCTGTATCGAAACATCATACTCACCGGCCACGATAGGAAATATCGTATATCCTGTGCCTGTACCGCTGACGGTCACATCTGGCATCTTGTACTTTAAGACTGTTGCGCTCTGGGATTGGATACCCAGGCACAGAGCAAAAAGAAATGTAAATAAAATTAGGATTTTTTTCATTTTCTCGTCATTTTTTGGTTTGACTTGGCGGCCTTCCCTTAGCCTTTGGTGCGGGTTTAACTTCGGCTTCGTCCTCTGATTCGGCTTCGGCCTCTGCTTTTTTCTTAGCCTCTGCTTCGACTGCTTTTTCTTTTGCTATTCGTGCAGCTTCGGCTTTGGCTTCCCGGTCGGACTTCTCTCTGTCGAGCTTGTCCTGTAAAACAGGATCATGTACAATTCTCATCTCATGCCAGTTAAGGATGTCAATACCCTGACGATCAATAGTATCGGTCAGTTGTTTAAAATCCCTGGCATTAAAAATCTGAAGTCCCGTTACGGGCTTCGTCTTGCGTCCAGACTTCACATGCCTGGTAAATTCTACATGATAATGATTCTTCTCATTCTCCTTGATCTGAATCGAGTTGTCTTTGTTCGCTTGCATAACTTATAAATTTATTTAGAATGGTTCTGATCTTTGTATCGTAATCAATATTAGAACCAAATTCAGTTATCGGTATGTTTTCACGTTCAAACCGCCTAACAAAATTAAGTAAATTAGTTTTGATAATAAAATTAATTTTATCAATACCTCCTTTTTCGTGTATCATGATAGCCTCTTCGGTTGTTTTTTCAGGCAGTGGATCGAGGTCACGGATCACTTCTGCACGCTGTCGGCTTGACTTATCATCGCGGAACTTGGCATCCAGGATGCCGTCCGTGATCTTTGTGAGGACAATATCGTTTGCGCCGGTTTCTTTGGCAAGCTTATAGTCTTCATGCAGCTGGGTGACTGTCTTAATGAAAAACTGAGTGCCGTAATCTATCGTACATCCTACGAATGAATCACCATAACGCAACCGGCAGATAGTAGTGTCGGCAAACTTATGTATAATTTCAAAGTTGCGCTTTATCCTTAGAAGTACGGACAACTGGCTCTCAAATGAAGCATCTATCTGCTTTTCGTTTTTGGCCTGGTCATCGCGTACCTCTACATCCGTACCCACTACCGACCGGAATATCTTGTTTTCGAGCCTTTTCTCTTCTGTCACATGCCACGTAAGGGTATCTACTTCAGGAGAGATCAGCTGTACGGGATTCTCCATAAGGTCTGAGTCCTGCTTGTCGGCTGGTGCGGGTACTTCGATATGTGTACCTGGTCCCATGAACCGGTATCCGTCTGTTTTCTTTGCTCCCGGCGATCGGTCTTTATCATCTGTGCGGTCAGGATCTTCAGAATCATCGTCCGACTCATAGGCCACTGTGATAGGATAGGCATTAGACAGGTCCATGTATTTCTTAGCTGCCTTATGCAACAACAGCCAGTCAAGGTCTGACAGCTCCTTTGTGATCGGCGCTTCTTTGTTGATAAAATTATCCGATTCAAGTTTTTCGGTCCACATCATACGCGCCGGAGTGTAGTTGAGTCCGTGATTAAACTCAATCTCTACCTCGCCGATATTGACAGCTGTCATCTGATCAAACTGTTTCTTTTGAGCCTTGCGCCCCATGCCTTTATCCAGGACAGGATAAACACGGATACTCTTTGAGTCATAGGCAAGCACCTTACCGGCATATTGAAAGATAACATAGTGAAGGTTGTTATTATCATCCACGCTGAGGTCAATAACATCTTTTATGTTAATCAACTGGTTGCGTGGTGCGGGCCGTGAAGACAGGCTCTCGGTATCAAATACCACTGCCCAGACGGAATCTATGGCATTCTCTATTGCCTCAAATCCCTTCGTAGGCCAGAAATTAACCTCACGGTACTCACTCCAGTCGGATACCAGCTCATCGCTGGCAAACTGATAATGAGTAAATGAGTCCTGTGAGAAAAAGACCTTATACAGCTTCGAGTAGATGGATTCGGTAAGCTCAACGGTAGATATTGGCGGACGTATCAACTGCATTATACGTATAGCCTTATCACTTGGCAATAACTCAGGCTTATCGCTGCTTATCCATTCCCGGAACTCATGATAGGCTTCTTTAAAGTCCGACTTATTAAGTGTTGTCTGTGTATGAAAAGACAGCCTATTCTGGTGCTTTATCCCCGCCTGGATCCTTGCTTGGTGCGGCCTTGTCCGTATCAGTTCTTTTATTTGTTCGCTTGATAATTCCATTATCTTTAAATTCGTAACCTGAATCTTTGGATATTTGCCATTCGGTCTTATATCTTCCGTCTGCCTGTCCCTGCAATATATTCTGGGCATGGATAAAACCAAGTTCCAGCTGTTCCTTTTTATAAACTAATGTTATAGTTTTCATATTACGAATTTACCATGCTTAAAGCGAACGTTGTCTCGGCACTTATTTCAAGCGTATCTGACCAGTTAGGCTTCAGGTTGAACTGAAGCATGTTAGCATCCCAGTCCTCGAAGCCTCCGATTTTCTTATCACCTACAAACAGTGATCCGGGAACCACCTCGAAGCCAAAAAAGGCTGATGTCCCGCCTTGCAGGTCGGAATAAATAAACTGGTTGGCCTCGTTTATCATTACCACGTCAAGGGTTTCACACCGCAGTTCCTTTAGTGCTGCAATAATATCCTGGTCCTCTGCCAGCATGGAGAATGTCAGCACGGGTGAGTTTGCACCTTTTCTCAGCGAAGCACCCCACCGCGTTTCATTACCGCCTCCAAACTCACGAGGATCTCCCGCCGGTATGTCAGGGTTATGAACGAATGGAGTCACAAGGGCTTTCGTGTCGTCCGTTGCTGCCAGCAGTGTGGTCCAGGTAGTGGAGATAATGGCCGTAGCTACAGAGGCAATGGATTGACCGGTACGCCAGAAAACAAGTTTTTGAATCTGTCCTACGTCGGCAGGACATGGATTTAAGGTTGTCACCGCACTTTCCAAATATGTCGGAGCAGGGCAACAGATAGTTAAAGTCATCTGAATAATTACATTATTTCTTTACAACTTTCAAATTACTTTTAGGTTTCTGTTTAGGGTGCATATCCCTGACAAAAAGTACACCGGCATTATTAGCTGACTGGGCCATCTTATGCCATTGCTGTTTCATAGTGTCGTGAGCAAGCATCTCTAACAACTGATATGGAGCTTTAAACGTAGGTAGTATCTTGATAGCGTTCATACATTCATCAATAGCAGAGACAGGATCACCAAGATCCAAGTGGCATGTGGCAGCGATAAAATGAGCATCGGCGCGCTCATTGGTCATCTGAGCTATCTTAAAATACCTACCCAACCAATACAGCGCCCTTGCCGGATCTTTCCTGTTAAGCCACTCACGGACATAATAATAAAGATTGCGTGTATTCATAGGCTCTTTGCTCAGTGCTGTTTCAAGTATCCTGAGTGTCCTGTCAGGATCTTTTGCGTGATTGGGTGAGCAGTTAGCCGTTACCCTGAACGTAGTCTTAAAAGTCTTATCATTAGGTATCATCCGTGAGGTATGCGGTGAGTCCAGTCCATCAGGATAATAACGTGGCAGGTTATGAGCTGCACCGTAATACCATATATCTTTTTTGTTCTTTATAAGCCTGGGTTGTTCGTTACGCTCTAATCCTGTCTGAACATCAAATAGCAAAAGATCATACCTGTTTGCCCATTCTGAATTTATCATTGACTTGATCTGTTCAATGGTGCATTCAAGAACCTCATCACAGTCGATAATAAGCAACCAGTCACCCGTACAATGCTTTTTACAAGCATTACGCGAATAGCTGAAATCATCCCGCCAGGGATCTTTAAATACTTTAGCGCCGTAACTCTTGGCTATCTCTATGGATTTATCCGTTGATCCGGTGTCAAGAACTATGATCTCATCAATGCCTTTTATCGAGTCGAGCATGATAGGGAGCATCTCTTCTTCATTCTTGCATATTATCGAGGCTGTGAGTTTTCTCATATATAATCAAAGTTATTAAATTGTTTTGTGGTATTTTCAGGATCATAATAATCATCTGTCATCGTATCATTATCTATATAACAATCTATCAAATGTACAATCTCTTGATATTTTTCTGCATAATGAATATAATCATAATCAATCCTGGTTATCAGGTACTGTCCTAACAGCAAGGCTTTCATTGAGGTCTGGCTAAATCCGTCGTGCTTATTCATACGTAAACAAATCTGCATATCTACAATCTCTTTATCCATCTGATCCTCAGGCACACGGCCATGAAAAAACAGGTTATCAGTAGAATGTCCATCATTGCCATACACATGGAACCGACACTCAGGAAAGGCTTTTGACAGCGCGATCACATACCCCTCGCCGTATTCGATCTCCCTGCCTGGTGAAGACGTTAGATAAATCTCAGGCTTATCGGAATATTCATAAGTAGGTTTGTATTTCTTTACATCACCCCAAAACGTAGGCCGTACAAGTGCGTATAACCCAAGCTCTGCAAGCTCATCCTGTAACAGCTGGCTATGGCATACATGGGTAATGTCCTGCTCGTGCATAGGACGGAGGTATTTTCTCAGCTCAGGATTTTCGCGCAGTCGAAGCACATCGGAGCCATGCCAGAAAATAAACTTCTTACCCTTGTGTTCCAGCATATATTCATAGTCTTCTAAGAAATAACACCAGAACATTGCAGGCTCTTTATGGTCTTCGCCGGTGTATTGCTCGAAATCGAGATGCTTGATAGCATTTTCGCCGTGATGCGTCATGCCGGAAGGAAAGTAGAGTTTCATAATCTATTCTCTTTAGATTAAAAACAAATATACAAATTTCTTAGAACCGATAGCCAAAATAATCAATATCTCTTGAAAATATCTGTGCAACTATGTCCCTTGTTTTGTCATTGTAATATTCCCTGTATGGCCTGCGCTCTGTCTTGTTGTAGTGTTCCAATATCTTACGTTTTACTCCTAAAATATCACAAAGCTCATTATAATCATCCTGCAAGTATTCAAATTTACCTATCCAGTCAACAGCTATTATCTGGTTTATGGTTACCCAGTCAAGCTGATTCTGCAACGGCCTGCCGTTAGGATTGTTAATAAACTGTTCAAAACTCATATTACTGGTATTGTTAGCCGGGAATCTTGCAGGATCTCTTCTAAACTCATATTGACTGACTACCTTATCCCAGGGGTTGCGAACAAAGGTAAACTTAAAATACTCATCAAATACTTTAGGGTATTGCTGTGCATAATAACTTATTGCCCGGTGTTCGTTCTCGCGTCCTGTCTCAGGGCAGAGTGTTTTGCGAATACTCGTATTGCCTGTCTTGTTTATCTGAACAAATATGAACTTATGTTTGTGCGAGATCATTTTTCATAATGCTTTTTTATATATTTATTAATATCTCCCAGGTTTGGTATCTGTCTAAGATATTTCTTTTCAAGGTAGTAAGACCTGCTAAACTTATGATTCTCGTATTTCACGGCCCATGAATCGGAGTGATCGTCACCACCGCGAGGCATGGTCTTTTCATATTCCGTCACCCAAGCTTTTTTATCCAACCTCTGTGACAGGTCAAACTTATGCATCATAGCTTCCATCTCAACGCAGGGCTGTGTCAGCAGGTCGTCATAGTCTACCATCCAGCAATGTTTTTCATAGTGCCTGTTAGCTGTGAAATAAGCATCAATGATATGTTTATAGTCCCTGCCCCAGTTGAATCGCTTGTATTTATAAAAGCTCACCATCCAGGCATGTACATTTTTCTTTATGGCTACGCGTGGAGTATTGGAGAACTTAATACTTGCCTTTTGTTCAGTCGAAAGGGTACATACGGATAAATCTCTCCATAGTGTTTCATTGTCTTTAAGATACTCGACACGGCCATGCTTCCATCCTAACCAGTTCTGAAGGACAAACACATCAAAGTTCTGCTCTAAAAGGAATTTAATGTAGTTCGTTCCTGAACGCTGGAGGCCGTATAATTTGAGGTACTTCACTTTTTCAGCACTTCCCAGGGATAGGTTATATAATCATTAGATTTCATCTCACCAAAATACCTACATAGATGCACCCTGCTCTCATGACATCGCAAAACAGCTATATCAATGCCTAAATCAACATAAGGCCTTATGGTCCTGCCGGTCATTATGCAATCATCTACGATCAACATACGCTTATTGAACACGCTAGTGACAGGTATATTCAGCTTATAGGCTATCATCGCACCAGCTACAAGCCCGCCACCCCGGATACAATAAACACCGTCATAGTCTGCTGATGCTTTTATTATCTGAGCGCAGATGTTATTAACAAGTATGTGTACTTCGTCATAAGTCAGTATTGCCATATTGTTTGTTTATTATCTCATAAGCTTTTTCCCATCCAGGAAAGCCCTGTAGGTTACGATCATCAATATACACATCGGCATAAATTTTTGGTGCAGGCTTAAAATGGATCATATCATAGGGTGCATTCTCATTTATATTGTGGTATTTTATTCCAAACTCATCCATCCAATTTATTGCATTGACAAGATCCACTCCGCCCCGGCAGGTCCAGATAATAATAAAATATCCTTCATCGTAGAGCTTGTTTATGATGTACCGCGCCTGGCCTAACATCTGTCCTATCTGTGGGTATCGGTGAGTGACAACGCAACCATCGAAGTCAATAGCTATTATTACAGGTCTGTTCATTTGCTTAGGATTAGTATTACCCTGCGTTTATAAAAACTTCTCAGGAATGGCCTTACTCCGGTAAACGATCTCCATGTCCACCGCCTGTATAGGTATAGCTGCTTAGAATATTGTATAGTAAATCCAGCACGCTTAATTAATTTATACAGTCTGTATTTATCCATCTCATGAAAGTGTCGTGTGCTTTGTGTTATCCAGTACGGCTTCATAGGTGTGGCGAGTATCAATGCTGCCCTGTCCTTCATCACTGATTTAATATTTAAAAGTAAAAACAGCGGATTAAAAACATGCTCAATCACCTGACTGCATATAACTATATCATATTGTTTAGCTTTGCAAACAAGAAGTTCATCAAGATCGCCTGAGGTACTGTCAATATTTACATTAAATTCTTTTTCTAATCTCTCTGTCAATGGGTTGCGATCTCCTATATCCAGGATATTGCCATACAAAGGTAAATTATCTCTAAGAAAGTCTATGAATTGTTGTTTATAGTATATCGAAATCTTTGTACCTACGGCCATATATAATTCATTATCCGTACTTGTGAAGTCTTTATCCATGACACTAAAATAGTATTTTATCTATTAAGAATCAATTTAATTAACACGTTTCATGCCTTTTTTTCTGACTTTCTGTGTATCCATAAAAGTATATCTCCCTGCATCTATGCCATGATTCCAGTCATCAATAGGAATACCGGCCTTTTTATCGTTCCATATATAGTTGTTAAATTCTTTTGCTAGGTCGTAGCTTGTCTCTGTCACAATATGCTCATAGTCCTGAAGCAATCTAAGCCATTCCGAGACAGTCCCGCGCTTCGATACTGCTTTTATATTAAGTATCTGTTTTAATTCAGCTATTAGTCTCTTATCGGCACAGTCAGCTATGATAAGATCTTTCCTGTTTACGTTTTTCTCAATATTATCCTTTAGGTCATGTAGTTTCTGTTCGTTTTCCATAAAGCACTGATGCCAATACATCTTTTTTGCTTTGCGGTCAATGGCTGTTTTAACCAGGAAGTCAGGATCAGGATGGAAACCAAAGTCCAGGCCGTATTGATAAGGCAGGTAATCATCAAACTCACCATATCGCCAGTTGCTCAGTATCGTTCCTTCGAGCTGTCCTACTTCACCCAGGCCATACACCCTCCACCAATTTTCAAACTGTGGCTTGTCTTTCTTCCATAGTATCTTATCAATCTCTGCCTTTGGTATATGTGGATTATCTAAGAATGTAGATTTAATAAATGCATGCTTAAAGTGTGGTATAACCATATCATGCAACCAGAACTCAGATCGCGGGTTATAGTCTACAAATGTGCATTGATGTGTTCGCTGATTGAGCTGATCAAAATCATCATAGGTTACTTTATTGTTTGCTTCATTGATAAAAAGGAAATCCCGACGTGGCCCTGTTACTTTTGAATAATTATCACGTATGCCAAAATAATCTATTATAGAATTACCTATCTTAAAAAAGTGATCTGACTTATTATGTATTGCTCCCAGGTCTTCACCGGCTGAGATAAGGATATCCTCAAAGTCCCGTATTGCTCCAAGTTTAAGGTGAGGCAAAGCATAAGAACAGATAGTAAATATTAGTCGTTGTTTTGATACTTTTGCCAGGATATAAAACAGTGTAAGTATTGAGTATGTTTTGGATGACCCCTGTCCTCCCTGGTTAATAATAAGCTGGTATCCTTCCCTGTATGCCTTACTATTTTTTCGCAGTATCGGAGTTGTCTTTATCACCAATGAGTTTTTTTAATTCATCAGATGTTCCGGAATTGTCTGTAAGTATCTGTATAGGTTTTATTGAATCACCCTTTGAAGTGTGATCTAATTTCTGAGAAACAAGGCGCTCAAATTCTTCAGGGGTGGCAAGTATTTTAAATGCTGCAATTTGAAGAGCTGGTGATTTTGATTGCTCCCAATTATTCAGCATTATTAACTTTCTTTTTGTCTTACTGTCTTCAAAAGCTTTTTTAATTTCCTGTAAATCTTGTAATTTATGATTGTAAAATGTTTTTTCTGAACATGGGGCATAGTCTTCGTTAACAAACAATTCAGCTTGATTCCTGAATTTATGTTCTTTGATAACTTCGATTATCTTTTCTGTTAATTGTGTTTTGTTGTATGCCATTATTTCTTTTTCTTTGGCATGTTCCGTTTCATAAACTGAGAAGCTGAAATATCTTTTCTTATGAACTTGTAAACATTGGCTTGCTTCCCCTTAGTATTGCGTCCTATGAGTTTAGCTTTCTTAGTCATTATTTAGAATGATTATAGATAACAAAGTTACAAGTATTTTTTAAGAATGTCAATAATTATTTCAGCGATCACAATCTTATTTGCATTTCCAGTATTTCGTTTTCCTCTGGTCCTGACAGTATAGGATACATATCCTGTCGTGGTATATCCCTGAACATTATCCCACAAGGCCATCCATCTACTTTCCACAGGATAAACCATTTTCTCCATATTATTTCATATCTCCGTGGTTTTTCGAGAATGTACTTACGAACACGCGAGGATCCAAAGAGCCTTCTGGAGTAAATGTCCTTCATAAAAGCTATATGTATTTCGCATTTTGGGTTTATGAACTCTCTCCAGGGGATTCTGCGCTGTGAATTAAAGTGAGTGTTCTTCCATGAACACAATCCTACATGCTTATCGAAAATCTCAAAATGATCTATTTCAAGATACTGGTTTTTCTCTAATTGCAATAACCACCAGCACCACTTTTCGTTCATTTTGAATTTAGCCCTGAAACGTCCATATTGCTGAGAAAAAGAATGCTGGTTACTGTAAGTAGTTGTCATAGGCAGTTCACCAAATTTCCAGGGCAGGCAGTTGTATGTTTCACAATTATCTATATCCCAGGTACATTTCTCTGTTTTCCATTTCTTTGATATATCTCCAAGCTTCAGGAGGACAACGAGGTTAAAAAATAGTTTTAGCATAAGTAATATTTATTAAAGTCAATTATCATGATAATCTCCTGTTAAATTAATCACTACTCCGAATGTGATGAAGAATCCCCGGTAGATGCCTTCAGCCGAGGGCGGTGGGTTAATAGCTGACAGCGATCTATCCCAATAGGATACGTTTGTCCTATAGCCAAGCACTGGCAACCCTCTGGTATTATTATATACCATATCAAACATTCCAGCCCTGATGAGTAGTGTGCTGCTTAGAAAGCGGGGTGCATCATTAAACTTTAGCTTAGTGGTGAAGGGCAGTGTTAATACCAGCCCCGTTCCCATCGCATCTAAAGAGTGAGCCATGACATTATTCCTGTTGTCTGCTATGTAGGCATCACTCACAGCGTCAAGCGTGGTCCAGGCGGATATTATCAGTATCTGTTTAGTGCGCTCCCAGGGTTCTTTTATTACCTGGCAGTTGGCTTCCTGTATCAGATAAAGCTTCAACACAAGAATAGTAAATAGTAACCAGATAAATAGAATATAACCAGGCATGTGCCTTTTTTTCATATCTCCTCCACTGTACGATTTCCCTGTTCGTCTACCCTGACAGACAGGTGTAGTTCTTTGTTCATAGGCTTTGGGAAGTCCATGTCGAGGCTTAGAGAATCGTAAATAACTCCACCCAAGTCTCCTA